AAGAGCAGGATAAAAGAGCAATTCCGCAAATCTTAGCTGATGCGCTTGGTGTATCATTTGACAATCATGTGGGACACGATTTGCTGGATGATTATGACGATCGCTATGACTTCTATCATCGTAAAGAAGGTCGGATTCCATTTGACTTAGATTACTTCAATCGTATTACAAAAGGGGGTCTTCCAAATAAAACTCTCAACATTATCTTAGCTGGTACCAACGTTGGTAAGTCACTCTTCATGTGCCATTGCGCAGCAAGTAATCTCAGTAAAGGTAAGAATGTTCTCTACATCACTCTCGAAATGGCAGAAGAGAGAATTGCAGAACGTGTGGATGCAAACCTACTAAACGTGTCGATGGATGAGCTTTCCATCTTACCGAGAGATGTTTATGAGAAGAAGGTACAACGAATTAAATCAAACACACCCGGTAAACTAATTATAAAAGAATATCCAACTGCAAGTGCTGGTGCTGGTCATTTTAGACATTTACTTAACGAATTAAAGATCAAACGCAACTTTACACCGGAAATCATATACATTGATTATCTAAATATCTGTGCATCTTCCAGATTGAAATATGGATCAAATGTCAACTCATACACGCTAATTAAATCCATTGCAGAAGAACTACGTGGATTAGCTGTTGAGTTTAATGTTCCTATAGTTAGCGCTACGCAAACGACGCGTTCTGGGTTCACAAGTTCCGATTTAGGACTAGAGGACACATCAGAATCGTTTGGTTTACCGGCCACCGCAGATTTTATGTTTGCATTAATTTCAACCGAAGAATTGCAAGAGATGAACCAAATTCTGGTCAAGCAATTGAAAAATAGGTATGGTGATCCATCATCACATCGTCGGTTCGTAATCGGCGTAGATAGGGCTAAAATGAAGCTCTATGACGTTGAACAACATGCACAAGACGATGTTATAGATGATAAGCCGGTTTTCGATAATACGGAGTTTGGAAAGCGCGTTAGTACAGAACGTAAATTTGACAAAAACGTATTTGAAAACTTCAATTGAAACGATACATAACGCTACTTGGGGCCTGGTCAATAATATTCCCCGTTAATTTGTTCACAACTTTATCAGTAGTTGCTATCCAGTTGATTGTAAGGGTTTTTAATATGCCTTTTGATGTCTGGCAACAACTCGAGGAAGAGCTAAATAATATACATACAGAAGACGATTAGTACAACTCCATGAGGGAACCTTGTGTTCATAAGAAATCGTATGTTAGTAAGTATTTCTGGCCTTCCCGATAAAAAATTTGAACATGCTGTTGCGAAAGCCAGCACGTTTTACCTCGACCTTTTACTTCCAAAACACCTCATAAAGCACATTACCGTAGATATTAACTTTGTTGGTAAATTAGACGACAAAGCTACTGGCTATTGTGAGGTTATTGGTCACAATAAGCGAAACAAGCCTCGGGAATTTGAAATCCAAATCCAAAAAAACAAATCAAAGCGTTATATGATGATGACGCTTGCTCATGAATTTGTTCACTTAAAACAATATGCTATGGGTGAATTGGATGAGAATATGTGTGTTTGGAAAGGTCGTCGAATAGCATCTAGTGTAAATTATTGGGATCATCCGTGGGAAATTGAAGCTTATGGACGTGAGTATGGTCTTTGGGCACGTTTTTCTGAGAAGTTTAAAATTCGTTATAGAAGAACCAAATTCGAACGCGATACCTAAAATGCGTCGGATTCGCCTCGTATCCTTAAAACCTGTACTATTAAATGGTTGGATGGTACAAGGAAGCGTATTCGATAATGATTCCATCTGTATTATCTTGTATCATGTTGACTTTAATACATCTTTTGTGCGATACTTTGATTGTGAGATAAAAGCTCACTTGTTTTTAACTCAATTTGTTTATGGAGATCGTGATGTTTCAAAGGAAAGCCAAACTTAAACCAGCCGCTCTTGGCGCTGGACATATCAGCCACATGGGTCTAGTGACCTTTTTCAAAGCAGCTAAAGAAGACTTCGAGCGACGCGGCCGAGAAGACGATGCATTTATCCTAGAAATGCTTGAAGATCATTTCCGTAACAACGGATCAACGAGCTACGACAACCGCATATTTGGTCTATAATGCCTCATCCTTGCTATGATAAATAGCAGGATGACGACAGCAAACACAAAACAAACAACCACTTCCTCGGCTCACCCGCCACGCTTCACTCAAAAAGAAGTGATAGATACTATTAGGCAATCGAAGGCTAAGCCTTTGTTCATTGCTGATGGAGATGCTATAACCTTAGCTGAACGTCTAAGAAAATATGGTAAAAAACAACTTTCTATTGTGGTGCTTGGATGATTAAATTTAAATCTTTTCTAAAAGAACAAGTCGAACTTCTTAGCGAAGAAGGAAGAGCAAAGATGAGTGCTGGTGGCCGTGATGCCGATAAGCACGTGAGACAGTATGTTACACCATATCTTCCAGGTGGCGAACAACACGGCGAAGGTACACATACACTTGCTGCTGATCACGGACCACTTAAAGCTGGAACGAAATTAACATTCCACGCCCACTTACCTCAAGCAGGTCCTGGTGGAGAAATAAAACACCACGTCGAAGTCTCTGCTCCTGGTTCCAAAGAAAAACACATTGTTCCAATCTCTAAGATTCAGAAACCTGGCGATGCACCTAAGAATGCGGGACATTCCTTCGAGTCGTTTATCTTTAAACACCTACAAGGACATGGTGTCGTACCGAAAGATGCAACTAATGCGGGGTCTGGTTCTGGTACTGATTTTCCTATTATAAACAATACTCTTAAAACACGCCATAAGGGTAGAGCAAACTCACAAGAAAATGTATTCCATGGGGAGACGAAAGCTGACACAACAGCCGCATTTGGTCAATTAACTATTCATCATACACCTGAAAAGGGTTGGCATATTGGCGATAAAGCAAGAGCTCAACGACCAGAGTATGCAGCTGCTATTGAAAAAGCTGGTATAATTGACCACATGAATACACATCATCCCGATCCTGATAAAGTTGAGACAACAGCAAGCGGCCGAGCAAAAACATTTACAATTGAACATCCAGACCTAAAGCCAGCAGAAGCATATCTAAAAGATCATCATGTGCATGTGTTGCATGTTGGTGGTGGTTATGGCACATATCGTGTTGGGGATGAAGATGCTACTGGTCATGGCTTACCATCAATTAGTGGTAAGGGTAAATGGACTGTTCGTGAAAAGCAAGCAGGCAATAAGAGTGCTCGTACAGTAATGTTCCAACCAAATGGTAAGAAGGGTTTGACGCCAAGCCAGGTCAATTTAGAAAAAAATGAGCACGTACAAGCATTTAAGAAAACACTAGGTATTAAATGATTGAATTTAAAACATACTTAACAGAGGGTAAGTCTTCCTCGGAAGATAAACTAACCCATCTAGAGCATGCGGAAGATCATCCGCTTAATGCTGGTGCTGCTGGCTTCGATCATGCTAAGAAAACTTTGATGGGTGTACACGATGCATTGTCTGGGAAGAAGAGTAATGTGTCCGTCTCTACAAAATATGACGGATCGCCTTCAATTGTATTTGGGCGTCATCCAGAAACAGGAAAGTTCTTTGTTGCTTCCAAATCAGCATTCAACAAAAACCCAAAAATTAATTACTCAGAAAAAGATATTGACACTAACCACGGACACGCTCCTGGTTTAGCTACTAAGTTAAAAGCTGCATTGAAACATCTTCCTAAAGTTACGCCAAAGACTGGTGTATACCAAGGGGACATAATGCATAGTGGCGGTAAATCAAAATCTAATCCAGATGGGGATGTTACGGTGCATGGCGGACAAGCTAATTATACACCTAACACAATAACATATAGTACTAAGAAACCTGGGGAGGCTGCAGAGGCTAGTGGTTCTAAAATTGGTGTAGCAGTTCATACATCATATCATGGTCCATCATTTGATAAATTAAAAGCTAAGTTTAATACTGGCCAGCAAGGGTTTGGTACGCACAAAGACGTTCACATGATGGATGTGTCGCATGATGCATCCCAATCAAAACTATCGTCTGCAGATTCAGCTCTTTTCCAGGATCATTTGGCAAATGCTGAAGAGCACCATAATGCTTTAAATAAAGATGGTGGGTATGATGCTATTGGGGGCGAACACTCCGATCACCTAAAGACATACATCAATAAGACTGTTAAGACGGATGAAGTACCATCTGCTCAAGGATATAAAGCTCACTTAAAAGACATCCATCAAAAACTAGCCGATAAAGTATCAACTCCAGCCAAAAAAGCTGAGAAAATGAGCACTGGTAGTGATTTGATGGGTCACGTAGATAAGAATGAGCAGCATTTTAACCATGCACTAGCAATGCACGCATACTTGCAGAGTGCTAAGAACGTATTAGTACGCTCATTAGCATCGCATACAGATTATGGCCATACAATTGGCGGTAAGAAAGTTAAACCAGAGGGACACGTTGCTGTAATTGGCAATAGGCCAACCAAATTAGTTGATAGAGCTGAATTCAGTAAATTAAATTTTGCAAAGAACGCAAAGTAAAGTAATATAAATACCTCATCTCAGTATAGGCTAAGGCAAACCTGATAAGGAAAATACATGGATTACGTGCAAGAACCATTTAGTGGTATTATTCCATTAAATCAAATAAAAGGTCTTGGTAAAAAAGCCAAAGACGACGCCAAAGAGGAAGCTCCCTCAGAAAAAGTTGCAGCCAAAGAAGTTGCTCCTGAACAAAAGAACGGCGTTACAATGACTGGCGAACCCGCTGACGTTGTTGTCATTAACCCAGACATACCCTCCCTCAAAGAAAGTGCTGATTCAACAGCAGTAATGGCATTTGGTCGTTTTAATCCACCAACTACAGGCCATGAAAAGCTAATCCATAAAGTTGAATCCACTGCAAAAGAACATGATGGCGCTGCTCATATTGTGGCAAGTCACTCTGAAGGTACATCTAAAAATCCTGTTCCGCAAAAAGCCAAAATTGGCTACTTGCAAAAGATAGCAGGTAAAAATACTAGTGTTAGTGGATCGTCTAAGACAGAACCATCAATCTTTCATGCTGCTTCAAAACTACACGCGGCAGGCCATAAGCATCTTGTTGTCGTTGCAGGTAGCGATCGCGTACAAGAGTATGAAGACAGCCTTAAAAAATACAACGGTGTAAAAGGCGCGCACGGTCATTACAACTTCAAATCAATTAGAGTTGTCTCAGCAGGCCAGCGCGATCCAGATGCAGAAGGAGCGGAGGGAATGTCGGGTACAAAGATGAGAGAATTAGCTCGCAGCGGTAAGAAAAAAGAGTTTAAGGCAGGATTACCAAAAGCCCTCCATCCACATGCAGATGAGATCTCAAGCCACATTAATTCCATCAAAGAAGAAACTATTACTGAAGGTAAGAAACTATCTTCTTTAGAAAAGTGGAGGGCTGCAGCTGCTGAAAGAGAAAAACAACATCAGCAACAAATGTCTGACATATCAAAACTTCCTCCCGAAGATCGCTTAAAAGCTACAATTGATAAACTCGCTTCACGATTCCAAAAAGAAGAAATAGAATTGGATGAAGTAGTATCACTACAAAATCGTATAGGCCGTTCGAACAGAATGCGTCGTAATAAAGCTAAACTCACTAATGCAAGAGCAATTGCACGTAAGCGCTTAGCTAAAGTGAGAAATATGCGACGTAGAGCTTTAAAGAGAGCTCGTTCAGTAGTAAGACAACGTATTGCTGGTCAAAGAGGTATTAATTACAATAAATTGTCTATCTCTGATAAAATAGCAATTGATCGTATGGCGGATAAGCGTAAGAAACAAATTGCACGTATGGCAACTCGTCTTGGTCCAAGAGTTAAGCGAGATGAAATTAAACGTCTTGCTGCTGTTGCTTCTGGCAAACGGATCAGCAATTCTGTAACCCCATTAACATCTTCATATCAACCTACTATTATGAATAGTTTAACAGAAAAAGCAGCAGTAGCTTTAAAACAAAAAGCACTGAAGGCTGGCATCGAATTTGAAACAATGGTAGAAGTATTTGCTCGTGGTATTGAAACGTATCCTTCCGATACAAAACTAACACCACAACAATATGCTTTCAGTCGTGTAAATTCTTTCCTCGCAAAAGGCAAAGCGTTTCAAGAAGATGGAGATCTAGCAGAGCGTAAGACTGTAAAATATACAGCTCGTGATATGGTAAACACTGATGTAGCAAATTTACCTAAAGTACACTCATTTGGCCAACATCAACAGATTATAGCCGACATTGATGCTGAAAAAGATCCAATTAAATCTGCTCGTAAAAAAGCAGAACTAATCCGCCGTGCAGGTGGTGAGATAAATCGTAAAGTTATTGAGTCTGCTGTATACACACGTGTTGCTAATAAAATTGTTCGTGCTAAGTCGCCGCAGCTTGCTAACATGAAAAAAGATATTGTAGCAGCATTGAAAAAGAAAGACTATGACGCTCTTGCAAATATTATAATTTTTATTGCTAAAGACAAATTGAGTAACGGAGCTCGTATTCAACAAGAAAATGTATGTGTTCCGGAAGAAGACTACATTTACGAAGAGTGGACAGAAGAGCAATGGAATACTCTTGTTGAAGAGAACAACGAAGGCAAGACTTTGAATAAGCCAGTCAGAACATCTGGTGGCCCAAAAAAGTTTGCTGTGTATGTAAAGAATGATAAAGGTAATATTATTAAGTTAGGATTCGGCGATCCTAATCTATCAATTAAACGAGATGATCCTGACCGCAGAAAAGCCTATCGGGCTAGACATGGTTGCGATAATCCAGGTCCAAAATGGAAAGCTAATTGGTGGTCTTGTAATTGGTCTTGGTCAGCAAATAAAAAGGTAGGCGCATAATGAATGAATTAATTGAAAAATTAAATAAACTTTTAGCAACAACGTTTGCATTTTCTTTGAAAGCTCAGTTCTTTCATTGGAACGTGACTGGCCAGGACTTTTCTCAATATCACGGCTTTTTTGGAAATTTATATACGGAAGTATATGAAGCCATTGATCAAACAGCAGAGCAGACTCGAGCTGTTAATGGTACTGCTTATGGATCATTCACTCAATATATGAGTTTATCGGAAATTCAATGTCAGACGACCGTTCCTGCTTTACAAGAGATGGTATCTATTCTTTACCGCGATAACGAAACAATTATTAGCGTTTTGAAAGAGGTACATGAAGCTGCAGAAAGATACAATGAGCGAGGCCTCGTTAACTTTCTGGAAGGTCGAATGGATACCCACAAGAAACATGGTTGGATGTTGCGTTCGAGCATGGCGCCAGTTAGCGTAACTGCCCCTGTAAGAGAAGAAGCTCCAGCTGAGGATGAAATAAGAACCTACACGTTAGATGTAAAGAACTTGTAGGATAAATATGCAGAGAAATACTAAAGTTTAAGAACGATAATAAGGAAAATAAAATGAAAGAATTGGATCTAAAATTAACTAAGGGATTGCTCGATTCCGTTACTAATGTGTTGAAAGACTCATCCAAAGTAAAAGCTGAGCAAGATAAAGCAACTAACGAACAGTTGGCTGCTCGCTATAAGGCTATGCCAAAACCAACATCAATGCAAGATGCTAAAGTTGAGTCATATGCTGCAAAAGCTCCGGAGCGTCGTTTGAACGATGCTATTGCTGCTGTGTATACCAAATCATTTACTGAGGCTAATGATCGTGCTAAAGCAGAATCTGATGCAATCAAAACTGCATATGCGGCTCGTGGTGGTGTTAAGCCTGTGGCCGAAGCTCTTTCACCGAAGCAAAAGAAACACATCGATAAGAATAAAAATAATAAAATTGATGCCCATGATTTTGAAATTTTACGTACGCGTAAAGCAAAGATGGCTGCAGATGTTTCTGATGAGACAATTCTTGATGGTGAGACGATTACTGAATTAAAAGACACACCAGGAAACAGCTACGATCACCAGTGCGCTATTCATGTTAAGCATGCTTCGTTAGGTGAAGGCCGTACGTTGCTAAGCCAACACGCTGAACCAGATGCAGAAGGTCAG